CCCCCCAGACACAAAGCCCAAGTCATTCGTCTCAAAGTAAGACTCAATCGCCACCGAGAGAGCTCCACTGACCTTGTCAGTACCAATCTCATTTTGGTACAGAGACACAAAGTCCATCAAGGTGTTGACAGTCAAAACAAACCCCGCACCACCTGCAATCGATGCAGACAGCGTATTTCCGACGGCATAGTTAACCCCATGACCGTTGATCACAGCAGAAGTCACAATACCACCAGCGACGGTGATGTTGGCTGTTGCACCTGTTCCTGAACCACCTGTGAGCGTTTGGTTGTTGTATGTGCCATTGGTATAACCAGCTCCACCATTTGTGATGGTAGCGGTCAAAACACCGCCTGAAGCGTTGATGTTCCAGTCAGCGGCAATTGGGTAGTGGAAGACCTGAGAGAAGTAGCCAGCAGATCTCTGAGAGCCTAGCGCTTCGCCTGCGTCGTACCAAGTATTCTCACGCACGTTGTAGATGATCGCGTCTGTGCACTCTGTAGCGTTACCACGAGGGTAGAACCACCAGATCTCACCAAAACGAGGAACCTTTGAAACCCAGACCTTCTCGCGCTGGGCGTAGTTCAGGTTGTCGAAAAAGTAGTTCTGGTTCATCTGGTTAGGGATCTCTTTTACAACACCGTTGTAAAGCAAGAACCTATCAACACCGCACCAGTAGTAGATACCGTCGTACTCAATCACAGACTGACCAGACAGAATTGACGACTGAGAAGAGATCAAGTCATAACGCCAGTACTGCGGAGGTGAACCAGCACCACCGATGTAGGACACACGGATCAGTGAATCAAGGCTCCAGAACAGCCCTGAAGGCGCGTTTGAGCCGCCCCTGACGGGTAGCCCTTGGACAATCTTGCCAGTCGCCACAGAGACCTCATTGGCGTCCGCAGAGACCCAGTCGTTAGCGTTACCAGCGGAGCAGTTACGAATCAAGCCGTCGTTGCCGTACACGAACACGTAGGGGTGAAGCGTCACCACACCACCAGAAACAGACACGTTGTTGTCAAAGGTGACCGTGACGGTTGCGCTTGCTGTGGCGTTTGCCGACAGTGTGACGCTTGTGGTTGAAACAGAGACAACAGTGGTTCCAGAAGGAATACCAGCGCCAGTTACTGTTTGACCAGCTCCTACCAGAAGGTTAGCCGCCGCAAGGGTGATAACAGGGTTGCCGTTTATGGTGGTGGCTGTGTCAGTAAAAACACCAATGGCTGACATGGTTGTGCCAGTGATGTCTCCGCCCAAAACGGGGGTGTTGACGTTGTTGTCGATGAGTGTCAGGTTCTGACCGGGGTGCGCCAACAGCAAGTTATTCCCAGAACCGCTCACGTCATAGAACGTATCAAACTGCCACAGGTTGTTTGCGTTCGCTGTGAAGTTAGACAGCGTCATGTCCGTGATACCAGAACCAGTCCCGACGTTGCTGATTGGAAGCAACTGCAAGCCACCAGAATAACCGCTGAACACGTTGTTAAAGTTCTGCTGTGGGTTAAGGTATATCCCGCGAGAAGGGCCCGCCAAGTCGTTCACAATCTCACGATACCCACCCATCTTACGTGGGCGACCACGCTGAAAGCGAACCCAACGCCCGTCGTTGTAGTACTCTTTGTCAAAGACGGTTCCATCGCGCTGGATCCCGGGCTTCGTGTCGAGGGCAAACACTTTTTTTGTCATGTGAACGTGCCCCCTGCAATACCACCAGAAAACGTGCCTGTACCTGTCACCGACACGCCAGTTGCTGTTACGCCAACGCGCTTTGTTCCCAAGACAGCAATACCTAGCTCACCAGCCGCAGGTCGATATAGACCAGTTCCAGTCTCAGCGGCAAAGTTAAGTGAAGGCGTGCCAACAGTACCATCCAAAAGGCTCACAGTTGAGGCGCCAGCTTGAGTGGTGTTAGCGTTCAGGAAGTTGGTTCCGTCGCAGATCAGGGTGGCTTGTTGCCCCGGAGGAACCACCGCACTAAAGCCCAAACCTGTTGTGATTGTCAGGCTAAAACCATTGTCAGTCGTTTGGTTTGAGATGACGTACAAGTTCACAATTGGTGGGAACGTCACAGTCACGTTGCTGACCAAACTACCCACGTACTCTTGAATCGTATTTGCCGCCTCATTGTTGGTCAGCAGTACAGCGCCACCAGTCACATTTTTTGTAAGAGCAGTAAACGTAAACTGACTACTGACACCATACCCAATGGTCACATAAGCTGTACCTGTACATACAATAAATGCTGACTCTGTTGGGTTGAACGTCTTGGTTGAGTTTCCATCAATCAGCTCAGCGCCTGAACAAGAGATCGTGAAGGATCCAGTCCCGTTGTTCTTGAACAGCGTAAACCAGTTGTTGCCCAAAGTAGCCGCAGTAGGAAGCGTTGCTGTACCTGAGCCGCTAGACCACACACGGGTCTGAGCTCGGTCAGTAGTGGCAAAGGTAGAGCCAGAAGTGATTGCGGCACTAGGGTGGCTCTGGTTGAGCGTTGCACCACTAGCCACCAAACCGTAACCAGCAAGCGTAGCGGCATCAGCAGAGGACGTACCCGTACCAAATGCAATGTTGCCCCAAGTGCCTTGAGCGTCAGGGTTTGTGGTGATGTAGATGTACTTGGACTCACCAGCGGCAATAGACACAATGGTGTTCGTGCCAGCGTAGTCTTTGACGGTAAAGGTGTTTGCGCCAATGTTGCGGATCAGCGCATCGTTACCCACAGAGGCTTGATTGGCTGGTGGCATGTACATGCTCAGGCTTCCAGCGGAAGCTGTCACCTGCATGATACGAGCGGCGTAGTCGGAGTTTGTCGTGCTGTTGGAGGGCCAGTTTAACTGCGTGTTAGCAGACAGCGTGACCGTTCTGTAGCTGACATCCGTCGGCTGTATAACGTCACCAGTGAAGGGGCTTACGTAACTCATGAGTCATTCGCCACAGCTTGTCGATCAGCGAGACGCAACTTGTCCTCAGCCATGAGCGTATCCATGATCAGTTTGTATTGACCCTGCCACATTGGAATGCGTTCATCATTCTTGAGGAACGGCATCGCCTGAAGCAAGGAGCCATAAAGCAACGCTTGAGGAGCGTAGATTGTGAACCAGTTCGTCTGATTGGAGCTGTCCAGAGGCTGAACACGCTCGTAGTACAGAACCTCAAAAGCGTAGGCAGTGTCTGGTGTAGGAGCGATCAACCAGTTGGAGTAGTCGTAGTCAGCGTAGTAGACAGGGACGCCCGTATCGGTGGGGGAGGGCCAGTACTCGCGGAGGTACTCATAACGACGATTAAGAACTGGCTGGCGCGATCCACCAACCGTAATGTTCATTGACACCGTTTTGTGCCAACGAGCTGGCTTAGCAATCGTAGAAACGCCAGACACCATGTTGCTGGTGTTGACTGTCAGGTTGCCCAAAAACTTGATCTGAGAGGCAATAACCTGCTCAGCAAGCATGATGAAAAGGGGTATTTTGTCCAGCGTGGCGGTGTCAGTACGCTCCAGATAAGACTGGATGTTCTCGACCAAACTGTCATAGGTCATAACACTTGCGGTCGTCATGCGTTCACCTCGTAGATTCGTTGGGACATTTTAGTCTGCCTTTTAGCTTGTGACAAGGTTACTTGCTTGCGACACCCTTAGTCTTCTCAAAGGATCGCATACCAGCAATTCCAAGGATCCCTGACAAGATGACCCAAAGCTGGTCGGCATCTAGGACAGGAGGAGGTTCCATACCTGCGGGGATCCAACCCATCGCCTGCAAGTACTTCCAACCCCACTGAAACAACGGGTAGAGCAAGAACTGGTAACCCATAGCCGCTACGCCAATCCAGCCGATGGCAGGGCGCCAGCCAGAGACAAACACGCTAGAAGACGCCGCCTCGACCTTGTTGACCTCAATCTGAGCCAAGTTAGTCGCTTGGTCGATCTTCTTCTCTTCAAGATCCAGCTTTCGTTGCTCGATCTCCATCTCCATCTTCTCTTTGTCGGTGGTTATAAGGTCGCCTGCAACCTTGCCCACAGCCTCGATGATTGATCCTACAGCCAGCAAGCTCATGCTAGACCTTTCAATGTTCGGTTGATCCAGCCAAGCAAGAACTTGGATTGAGTCCTGTTTTTGTTGCAAATCTCAGCGTAACGGGCAATTTTTGCCAAGGCATACGACTCTTTGAACCTCTGCCCATCGCTAATTTGGTTGAGCTTTTCAATGGTTTTTGCCCCAATTCCACCGTCTGGAGTCGCCCCAACGACCAACTGAGCCAGCTTTACAGCCATGCCCATGCCAGCATTTACCCCAAAGTTAAAGATGGTGTTGGCTACCTCTTGGTTGCTGATCTCGTTGCCACGCATCTTGTCCCAAAACTCAGCGCGGTAGAACTCCCGCACCATGCCTGTCAAAGATCCACCAAATTCTTTCTTGTCAACAAGCGACCAGCCCTGCCATTGAGGGTTCTTGTTGCGAGCAATACCTGCGTAGGTCATCCCGCCTGTATCACCTTCAACGTCGTGCAGGACGTAGCCGCCCTCGTCCTTGATCATTAGCTCAAAAGCTGGTTCAAACTGAGCCATAACTTTCCTTTACTGTTTGCTTTTACTAAGCATGTTGCTTGCAATCTGCAACATACTAATTGCTTTGTTTAGATCTTTGGGTTCTTTGTCCCAGCCAACCGTAATC